GGCCTACACCAACAGATGGACGCAATCTTTCCTGTACAGAGCCATTATCACTAGCCGGATAACGAGCAATCCAACAATCGTACTTTTTCAGGGTGTCTGACAGAACGTTATTGTACCAATCAAGATTGCAATAGATGCCAACTTTATAACCGGCTTTCTTCATCCTAGTCAGAAATGTGACTGCAATGTTCTCAATCGCCTGTTTACCGAGTTTCCGTTGATTAGACCACTCGAGGTCATAGAACACAGGGAAATCCAGTCCACGCCCGTTCAGTGCGGCAATCACATCTTCCGCCTCGCCAATAGCCTGTGCCGGTGTCAGAGCGTAAGAATATTTGTACCCACCGATAAGGATTCCGTTGCTCTTACATCCCTTGTAGTTGTACTCGAATGAGCTGTCAACACCTGTTTTCTGATGGATTCTTAAAATGGCGAATTTGATACCGGATTTAGCTACCTTCGCCCAGTCTGGACTTCCTTGATAAGATGATATGTCAATGCCTTTAATTTCCATAGTTTCTCCTTTAATGATTTTTGCGACACCTTCATAGATCATATTATAAAATCTTACTCCATTGTGACCACTGGCTTAAATCAGAGTTGCGTAGGTATAGACTGTTATTTATATATCCTATTGCTATCTGAGTTACTCCTGCAGCGCCATTTCCATCTGTTTTTAAATTTAGTATAAAGCATCCAGTCCCTGGTGAGTTCGGGCACGCTTTTCCATAGATTTTCGGTTGCAATCCGCTATATGTAAGCGTATTCAAATCTGTGGTTGTGTCTATTCCTCCAGTAACCAGAAACGGGCTTTTACTATTTAATTCATTAATCGCCCCCAGTACTGTTTTGCTATTTGTTTCAAGCTTCTGAAAGACTTTAACTGCAAGTTTGTTCAAAATCCACTCTGACAGTGCCGACAAACCAAGACGTTTGTTTGCCTTGCCTGCGGTATCAAGAATCATCATCTCATCTTTATCTGCAGGATTTGTTTTTATCGTGTAATCTGTCCATTTTGGCATGGCTGCTTCCTCCTTATGCTAAATATTTGTCTCGAATATATTTTTTGACCGCATCAAGATGAGCCTGTACATTGTCATCCAGTACAAGGAAATTGCCTTTGTTGTTCTGACTGACAACTTCTCCTGTTTCCTCGTTTACCTCAGAATAGGTGTAGGCAATACGACTTCCTTCTCCAGTACTAAGATTCATAAAACTTGTAAGAATTTTTTTCATGATACATTCTCCATTTCGTCAATAATTTTTTCCCTGTTATTAAGAAATTCTTTTTCATAATCTGGTTCTGATACTTCAAGGCTTTTACTGTAGTCTGGCTCTGGCATGTCTGTGTCTATTGCCCTATCGTAAGCTGTTTCACTTGCATCAGCAAAACGCATGTGTTCATAGTCAGCCTGCCGCGCTTTGATTTCGAATGCAAATTTAAGCCCCGGAGTACCTTTTACAGTGAAATATGTCTGTTCTTTCTTGTCTATCCAACAATCTCCATCCCCTTCCTTTTGCAAGAACACATAATACTCAATCCTTACATTAGTAGATTCTTGGAATATGTCATCTATGTCTATCAGGCATGCACCATCTTCTGATATGAATGCTTCTCCGATGTCTCCAAACACGGGGGATGCCATTTCGTAGCAATAAAACGCCTGTGTGCCATAGTTTTTTGTTGGAAAAATTCTTTTTTTTGTTCCGCGAACACTAAGGTCTGCAAGGTCCGTCCCTGTACTTCCACTGTAGAGGTGCCCACTGGCTTCTACATGTGACTTTGACTTAATAATTCCACCCGCTGTAATTGTTTGAGTAGCCTCAATAGTAGAAGCGGATATTCCATTTACAGTAATGGTATTTGCTATTGTACTGGCGGAATACACTACACCTGTTTCGATAGACGCGCCTTTAATTGATGTGCCATATATAGTCCCCAATGTCGGAATGAAATACGATACACGATCTTCTGCATAAATATATCCAGTTTTACCATCTAATTTGACAGAACCACCATAATTAACGCCAGATGACTCAATTACTCCATTCGTTGAATCAATTTTCCATCCAGCTAGATACCCAGTGTCAATATATGAAGCGTTCAGATACACTTTGTTGTCATAAAGATATAGACCTTGTATTTCCCCGTTGTTGGTTAATTTATTAAAAATATCCAACTGGGTCATATCACTGGCATCTTTTCCATCTTGACCCTTTTCCCCATATACACCAATCACGCAAGGAAGCGTTGTCGCCTTAGTCCCATTTGTGAAGAAAGTCTCCTCATAGTTCCATAAGTACCGCTTATCCGGTGTTGGAGTCTGCACAGCTTCTGTCCATCCAGAACTGCTTGTTGATACACCAGACGAACTGGACGTAGCGAGATAATGTTGTACAATCTTTGAAATTCCGTTCCCGGTATCGCCCTGCTTTTGCTTTGCAACTACAAATTCCTTTTTCGCGGACATCCCGTTGTAAGTTGCAGTTGCAGTAATCGTGCCGCTATCCACAGACAGCCCGGAGACCGTATACGTTGCCCCTGATGCTGAACCACTTATTCCGTTTCCTGCTAAAAATGAAATATTTGACTGTGTGGTCACATTCTTGGCACCATACAGTACAGTTACTGTAGTTTTGCATGTCGGAAATGTAGTGTATTTGCCAGATGAATCTGTTGGAATTCCTTGGAATTCATTTGATAGTAACACATTTAGCGTGGCGTATTTTGTCGCGATTTCAGTCGCAGTATTAGAAGCTGTGTCTTCTGCTATTTCAGATACGGCTTTTCCTTTTAATGAAAACTCCGTTGCGGCAATGTGTACCTTTCCACTATCGTCAATATGGAGCGTGATTTGGTTATCATTATCAATAACTTTAATCCCTTTTGCATTGATGAATTTACCTGCCAGAACGCCTGCAAGGATGTAATTTGCATTGATATACAGTTTCCCGTCCTGTATATAAATCCCCTGATCTTTGCCGCCGTTTGTCAGCTTATTAAATACCTCATCCTGTCCAAGGCTTGTGTCATACTCCTTGACCGCATTATCAATGTCAGTTTTGTCTGCGTATTTAAAATCAATCCAGTCAGTGTCAGTAAATGCACCGTCCGCTCGGCTTCTAACTGCTGTTTTGATAGATGCTTCGCCATTTGCCTTTGATGTGACCCAGAAATCTCCCATGTTGTATGGCGGTTTAGGCTGTTCAAAATAGACTGCCGCTTTACCGTCAATCTTATCAAACAGATAATCTGGCGCTTTCTGCTCGACCCATTCACTGCCATCCCACCGCCAGCGTGTGTTGCCACCCGAGGTGTTCTGCCAAAGGTCGCCTTTGTGGATATATTTGCCTTTTTCCCAGACAATTAAAATCTCATTTCCACCTACGTCCAGAATGGAATTGCCGTCAACATCTGTCCACGGAATCTCTTCTGTTTCTGTCCATTCAAGCGCCGGGTCTGTATCCTGGCTCCAGGTCTGAATCTTACCGTCAAGTTGCTCTTGGAGACTTTCAATCGTATCGGCAAAAACACCCTTGATAAATTTTGTGATTGCAGAATCATCTGTATATTTAGATGCTCTTACCCAGTCATCGGCGTCATAGCTTGCACCTTCTGCTTTTGCCTTTTGACATTTGAGAATGTCCCCGGTTTTTCCCTGAACCCATAAATCATCAATGTCGTAAGGGGGCACTGGCTCCGTTCCAAATATTCTTTTCTTTACATTCGCCGTGTCCTGAGCTTTTGCCGCATCCGCCAGAGCTTTAACCACCGCAGTATCTTTTACATAGTCCCACTTGTATTCGCCATTGATCTTTGCATATCTGTAAGCTTGTCCACCATACTCTTCGTTGTTTACGATGTAAAACAGGTCACCTAAGTGTTTCTTTTTAGTTATATCATCTGTCCAAGTGGATGCCGGTTCGTTATTACCATCAGGGACATAATCTCCAAAGAATGCTTCTATCTGTCCGTCAATCTGCTCCTGAAGAACCTTAATCTGTGGAGAATACACTTCTGTAATAAATTTCTCGACTTCGGCATTTGCCACATTTTCAGGCGTTTTCCCTTTAATTGTAAGCTCCGTAGCATTGAGATTGACAGCTCCTGTCTCTGCATCAATGCGGAATGTAATGTTCCCATCATTGTCTTTTGCCGTGAATCCTCTTGTATTGATCCAATCCGACTGTATACCGATAGCATACAGAATGTTCAACACTACATCGCCGTTACTATCAAATCCAGCTTTCCAAGTCTGACCTCCGTCTACCGACAAGAAGAATCCATCAGCACCCGTCTTATATATCACCTTGGAATCAGCAAGTGTAGGCTTGTTATGCCTATATGAAATCGTGGAACCATCTGCCTGAATTTCTTCTGTATAGTAAAACCCAAGGGTGTTGGCCGCCAGTTCGTTCATCTGCTTTAATTTTGCATCATAGGCAGTAATCTTTTTCTCAGCGTCTTTCTTTGCATTGTCAACCTCGACCTGCATGCTGTCTGGGTAATCGGCACTGATGTCCTCCATGCTCTTTGCATTGCAAGAGAAGCTTGTACTACCAGAGAATGCAAAGTCTACATCTGTCAGATATGAATAGTAAATATTGCCTTTAATGTCGGAAAATGTAATTCTATCTCCAAATGTGGCGTATCCGATTGCTATACTGTCACAAGAGAATGGTCTTAATCTCATACCGACAAGTTCTTTTCCAATCAGGTCAACACCCACCTGTTCATTTCCGCTCAGAAGCTTATTATCAATCGTGATGACATATCCGTCTGTACCGTACTTATATTCTGTTTCATTATCTGTATATTTGACTCCAGTAACAACCACATCGTCAACATCGTAGGTAAGGCTCCTGATAGCATTTAGATTAAATCCTTTTCGTTCAAGAACTGTCTCAATTTCGTTACTTCCAATGTCAAGAATAGTGCTTCCATTAATGTCGTACCATGGGACTGTTTCTAATGTAATAGTGTCTGTGCCATCGTCAAAGGTGATGATTCGCAAATTATCATTCTCATCAATGCGAGCGTTGCCACCTGCCAGAGCTGCAACCATACCGATTACTGCTCTAAAAGTGGTGTTTTCCGGCTTCTTCTGTACCTGATAATCTGCGTTTTTAAATGTTGCGTCACCTAACACAATCCCGGTCTGCTGACAGGCATCTTCTAAAACCTCTCTGACAGAGCATGGGAAGATAAGATTTGTTTTGTAGTCCGCCTCTGCCTTACTCATATAGTCCAGCAAAGTGAGATTAATCTCATCGGACGTGGCGGGCTTTTTTGATACAATAAATGTGCCACGGCGAATGATTTCCAATCTATCAGACAGTTTCAAATTTAAAAATAGGGTAAACTGTGCCCTGGCAAAGTTGTAGTCAGAGAACCTATCATCATCATTGACCAGTGCCAATGTTGCTGTTTTTTCAATGGCTACACCTATCGGGAAGTCCCCGGAATCAGAAGAATCTACAATGCCGTTTCCGTCAAGGTAGAAGTCTTCTTTTTTCAGGCTTAAAGTTGTCCCATCACGCAACACCGCATTCGCCGTAACATAATAGTTACTATTCAAGAGAGATTCTGTTTTTAACTGATTTGTAACATTAATCATACCGGTCGAATGCTCCTTACATTAATAGTTAGGTCTGTCCATCGTTCCTCACTGTCTTTGAGTGTTTGCGCTGCCATGCTGAAATTAGATGCATAGAACGTTTTGTCAATCCATTTGCCGGGCGTCCGAGGGTCTTTGTGATGAAATGTGAACTGACTTTTGTTAATCATAGAGTTAAGAATCGTTGCAATCTCTCCCCATTTAAGCTCACCCCATTCCATGTCATATCCGGCAATAGTTCCCATTGGCGTGTTATGCATGACAAGATCCTGACTTCTCTTAGAGCTTTCTGTCGATGTAGTTGCGAACACCGGTTTATATGTGTCAGGGGCCTTTATAATGACCCCATCAATCTTAAACTGTTCCTGCGCCATTTACACACCTCCTAACAAGAATGGATTCTGACCGCCATTTCTGCGTCTCCTAAGTTCTGCTTCATCAATGATAATGTCTAATAGCTTCCTGCCAGATGCATTGACTGTAACATTATAGGTATTTCCGTCTCCCTGTCTTTTTCCTGATTCTTCCCGGACGATCTGACGCAACAGGTTTTCCGGTGCTTCCAAGTTATTTCCCTTTTTCTGGTCACCTAATACTGCAAGGAATTCTGACCTTGGTGGAATAACTGCGCCACTGGCCAGATATGGGATAGTTCCGATACGTGGAAATGTTGCATGAAAACCGATTCTCTTTGTTCCGAATGGCGTAGGCACATCCCATGGACCAAAAGAAAATGCAGATTCAATTCCACCAATTGCATTATTAATCATCCCAACTGCATTATTGACGATACTGATTGCCTGATTGATTGGCCTTTTAATAAAGTCTACAATGCCTTCAAACGCAGATTTGACTGCATCTCTGGCGGCATTAAACTTATTAGTGATAGCGTTTTTTATCGCTTCTACTTTATTAGACACGAACGTAGCTACGTTTTCCCATGTTTTGGACGTCTTGTTCTTTACGCTGTCCCATACGCCTACAACTTTAGTTTTAATTGCATTAAATACTGTGCTGGCTGTGGATTTAAGAGAGTTCCAAAGGCCAGAAAGTGTCTTTTTGATTGCGTTCCAAGTAGTAGATGTTGATGTTTTAATAATATTCCAAACATTAGCTATCTTTTCTTTCAAATTGCTTAATGTACGTGTTGCTGATTCTGACAATTCACGAGTCTTTTCAACAACCCAGTCTTTTAATTTTGTTGCTGCCGCGCATATTTCATCCCAGTTTTTGTACAGCAAAACTCCGATTGCTATAGCAGCCCCGACTGCGATCGCGAAAATCCCGCCAGTACCGATTGCTGTCGCAATGGCCTTGATTCCACCCATGATCCCGCCAGTACCAGTCATTAACGCGATAAGTCCTTTTGCGGCTGTAGCTATTCCAGATACACTTTTGATAACTCCCGATGCTAATTCTGCAATCTTTGCTGCCGCGAACGCTCCGATTAGGGCTGCGCCGAACGCTTCAACAATCGACTGATGATCAGCAAGAAAAGTTGCTACTTTTGCGATTAAATTAATCACTGTCGGAAGTCCTACCTCAATAACCCATTTCAACATCGGAAGAACGATGTTATTGTAAATCCATTCAAGAACGTTTCCAATAGATTCCAGAATTGGTGCAAATGCACTTGTCAGATTACTGATAGATTCTAACAGCGGATAGAAATCTAAGTTTGCCGCCCACGTTGCCGTATCTGCGGCAATCCTCTCAATGAACTGCATGACCACCACAAGAGCATCTGCGATGTTCTGTATAATCTGCGTTCCGACATTATTCTTATTCCACGCATCGGCAAAACCGGATGCAATATTCCCAATAGTTTTAAGCACGTTCTGAGCAATCCTTAGCATGGTTGTAAGCATTGTCGTACCTGTACCGTTTGTCCAGACTTCCATAAGGCTCCTGCCTACACTCTTAGCAAGCTTCGCAATTCCAGATAGAGCAATCTGTGCCGCATCAATAGTATTCTTACCCTCTTTTCTCCAAGCATCCTGAAATGGCTTCCAGAGCTTTTTAAGGAGCTTCGCGAGCTTTTCAGCTGATTTGCTAATTTTGTCAAGGACTGTCTCGCCTTCTGCAACCTTTCCGTAATCAACATTTTGCACAGCATCTTTCATCTGATCCGCAAGTCCGCCGGTTGCACCCGGTGCACCCGGTACTTTTGACGATGAATCTGCGCTTTTATCCGTTGAGTAATTATTTATTTCATCCAAAGGACTAAGATATCCTTTTGCCGCCTTAGTAGCTTTCTTGGTTGCGTCCGCTGTATCATTTGTTGCATCTGCCAGCTTTTCGGCATTGTCGGCAGCATTTCCATATTGATCTGCCGTATCAGCTATTGCATCTGTCCCGGCAAGGCCTGCACCGCTTGCACCTGTCTGACCAGAAGATTTTTTCCCGGTGATTAACTCCGTAAATGACTTGAAGGCATTCGCCAGAGTTGCCAGCTTACCTAATAAGATATTAATAACTTTCAGAACAGGCGTAAAAATATTAATCAATCCCTGTCCAACTGTTGCCTTGAGAGATTGTAGCTGTAACTGCATTACCCTGACCTGGTTTGCCCAGCTATCAGAAGTACGGATAAAGTCACCAGATGCAGCTGATAACTGCTTCTGTACAAAAGCCAGACGGAGGGCAACTTTCTCCTGTTCGGTCATGGCGGATGTGGTTTTTCCGTATCCATTAGCCAGTGCATACTGGTCAAGTGCCGACTGGCTCATTACCACGCCAAGATCCTTGAGCGTTTCCGTTTCGCCAGTAAACACTGATTTCAACTTGATATAAGCCAAGTCCTGACTGATGTTATAGAATGATGCCACATCACCAGTCAGCTGCGTCAGGGCCGTTGACATATCGTAAGCCTGTGCTTCGGAGAAACCGAACGACTTAGACATTGCTCCGAACGTACCGACATACCTTTTTGCCATTGTTTCAGATAATCCGGCTGAGGTCATGGCGTTCTTTGCAAATTCGTTTACCTTGTCAGACATAGTGGTAAATGTAACATCGACCACGTTCTGTACTTCTGCCAGATCAGAACCGAGTTCTACGCATTCCTTGCCGAACTGCGTCAACTTTCCAATAGCGAATATTCCGCCAATCAGCAAACCTACTTTTTTTACAACACTTCCAAGGCCGTTAAATGACTTTTTTATTGCAGACACGCCGTTTTGCACGCCTGATGTGTCCATTCTGGTATCAATAATGACTGAGCCATCAGCAGCCATGTGTCCACCTCCTAACTATTTGAGGTTCAACATCTCATTCAGCTTATCTTTATAAGCTTGCTCCTCGTCGCTGAGACGTGTTTTTATGTCAATAATATTCTTATTTTCCTGATAGAATTTCTTTTCCCATTTATCGAGTTTTTCACCCTTTGCCTTTTTTGACCGGATTCCAACAACCGTGTTGAACAGACACTCTCCAGACTCCATAAAATATCCGAAAAACGTCCACCAGTGCATATAAGGTATGGATCTGATTTCTTTACCGGCAACCTTGTTTACTGCCGGAACAATCATGTCTCCGTCCTGTTCCCAGTCCATCAAGCGGGGTTTAGGTTTATTCGGACTATCATCAACTTGGCCGCAGTCAATAAACTCGCAAGCTTTCCGACAAGCTTCTGTAAGATGTTCTGGGGGTATACTTTGCCAGTCCTCAAACAGAATCTGTAACATAACAACTGCTTTTGTTTGCTCGTCCAGTTCTGGGTCATTCATGGCTATGAGAATATCTATAATCACTCGAAAATCCGTTCTGATAGAAAAATCCACCCCACTGATATTTAGTGAGGTGGGCAACTCATAGGCGGTCATTTTGTATACTTCTCCGTGTACTTATTGACCACTTCCTGCATTTTTTTCTTTCTTTTTTCAATCTCTGGAGTAAGTGCTTCATTGATTTTGTCCAGAACGATATAAGCAAACACCTGACCATTTCCAAAAACAGTTGTTGCGGTAATTGGTTCTTTGAATAAATCTTTAGATGCTTCGTACCCGAGCATATAATTGATTTTGTCCTCAATCTGCTTATTAATCTCCGCCATCTCTTTGCTGGAAGAAACATTTTTAACAGATTCCTGAGCCTGCTCAAAGAAAGTTTCCAATTCTTCCGCTCTTGCCGCAATGTTGATGTCGGTAGGATTCAGTTTGAACGAAGAGAATACTTCGCCCTGTTTGTTCGTGAATGTGAAAAGAAGAAAACCATCATCAATGTTTGTATTAATTGTTTTTGCCATTTTCTATACCCTCCTAGTAATCATTCGCTGTCGGCTGTGAATGTGCCGGAAGTAATGTCGAATTTTCCTTTGACACGTTCGCCGGTATAATTGACGGTAAACGGAATCTGATATCCAGATGTATCACCGCCGTAGGAAGTCGGCACAACGTAGCAGTCCTGCTGATATGCTTCATACTTGCCTGCTGTGGCTTCTGTCCAGAGATGAACCTCAACTGCTTTTGTTTTGAGGTTATCGTCTTTGAGACGTCCATCTACAATCTTCTGTAACGCTGTGAACAGATCGGAAGTAGTGTCTGCATAGAACGGATCGGCGTCAGAAGAAACTTCGTAGCCGTTATGTTTGAATGTGGATTCTCCAAGAATGTTTTTAGATGTTTCGGTATCTGGATTGAGCTCTACGTTATACTCTTCCAGATCTTTTCCAAGACGCTCATATTTCGGTGTCAGCCCCCCACAAAGGGAACCTGCATCAATATAATGAGCCATATATTTACGGTCAATTTTTCCTGTAACTGACATAGAAATGTCCTTTCTGCCTATAACTTTTAAAGGCTGTGTAGGTTCGCGACTATCTCTGATTGATAGCCGGTTGTTGCTTGTTATATTACTTCATAAGTGTTTTCGTAGCGTACTGACAATGGCAATAACCAATCCTGCACGCCGTTCTCCTGTGGTTCTAAGCCATAGGAGTTATCACGGGTGATGCGTTTTATCACTCGTCCCTGTGAAAGCTCTGGAAACGCATTTAAACGTGTCTCAGAGCCATTTATGGCAACTGGTTCTCGGCATATCCATTTGCCAAGATTGTCAAGGAACTTCTGAACAGATAACTTCTGTCGTTCCTTGTCGGACGCTGTTCGGTATACCACATAAAATGGATACTGGCATACCTGATGCATTGTTCCACAAACATCTTCTTTTTCCTTATAAACCAAAGCTCCATTATCCGCTGAGAACGCAATTCCTGATTCCTTGCCAAGCTCCTCAAATTTGATTGTTTCATTTTCGTATAGTCCCGGGTACTGGTTCAGAAGTGCTTTCATGGCATCTGTCAGAATTTCGTATCCGGTTGCATCTTTTCCGATAGGTTTATCCGCCATGTCTGCCACCTCCTGCCTGTGCTTTTACTTTGCGAATCCATGTACTGCCATATTGTCGTTTAGCGGCATCGAACCACTTAGCCTGTGCCTGTGGGTGTGCCTGTTTGGTGTATTCAAGATTTTCTTTTGCGGCTGTCTGGCCAGAGAACTGACTGACAAGTACTTTCTTTGCTCCACGTCTTGCATAGGGGCTTCCAGTTGCTTCGTCAACCATTCCTTTCCCCTCATACAAAAAGCGTCCATAAGGAGCAGCTGCAGCACACACAAATCCAGTTCCTTGCAATGATGTGCTTTTGATTCTTGTTCGGTCAATAAAATCTCCTGAAATCATCGGCATAAACGGGACCATACTGTCCATAACCATTCCATCAAGGAGATACTGTGCTTCTTGATACTGTCTGGAAAATCTGTCCATATTCAGCTTGATTTTCATATCTCCATCGACTATGGAGAACCCTTTAAAATGATGAATCTTACTCATATTACTTACCCAGAATCTCAAAATGTGGAATCAGTGTATATGGACCGCCCACACTGGTAATCTTAAACACGTTATCCCTGTTCTCGTTCATGTACTGGTAGAATCCATTCCGATAATCGCTGTCAATTACCGTTCCACCAGTCCACTCACCCTCCCAGAAGAACGATTCGTCCGAGAACGTGATAGTATCTTCCAGAGCGTTGTTAATCTGCTGCTTCCACTCTTTAGGCGGCACCCACGGAAGAATTTTACCATCCTTGTCAGTAATAGTTATATCTCCGTTCTGGATAGTGTATTGAACGTGTAACTGTGCGTTGTCAGTTGCGTCTGGTCCGTACTTTTTAAGGATTGCTCCTTTGTCCATAATGAGGTCAACACCGGATAAAGCATGAGGATACCAGTAAGCATCTCCAGTTGTTTTGCTTTCATAATAGTTGAAAACTGTTACCGTTTTGCTATACATGATACCCTCTCCTTAATCATTTATTATTCAGCTTATCCACATCAACCTTGGACGTTCGTTTCCACAATTCCGTAATTTTCTCCCATCCGAACATGGAAATAAACGCCACAATAAACCCAGCCATGATAGCTGCTAAAATCATATACCACAAGATTGTCATGTGGATATACTGCATATACGCCACAAAAGCGGCTACAGTAATTCCGATAGACAGTATAAGCACCAAGGCATCTGTCGGAATTTTCGACAGGAACCCAACATTTTTAATCACCTGTGTAATCACAGACACGCAAAATGCCAAAACACTGATTACTGCTAGAATCAGAGTCACATTTGTAAATAATGCTTCCATTACTCTGATACCTCCAAATCAACTTTTTCCATAACTGCCCTTGCTTCCAGAACAGCAATATAATCCGTCATTGCTCTTACCTGCATATTGTAAGTGCTTCTCGGACAAGTAGGAGTAAATGGGAGTTCTCCTTTGTCCCACTTTCCAAGCATATTCGCAAGTTTCTTATATCGAATAACCACCTGCATATACTCTGCCTTAAAGCGTTCCTTGTAATCTGCACTGTTCATCATTTCAACTGTCTGTTTTAATTCCATTATTCAGATACCTCCTACTTAACTACGAATTTTTCCCACTTCTTGTCACATCTGGAATACCAAACTGTTTGTATGTACCTGTAAATGAAAACTGTTTTCCACATTTACAGCAAGTTTCCGTAATGGTGCAAGTCTTTTCTTTGTCATTACATTTTGATTCGGCAGGACTTTTAAATCTGTGTCCGCCAGTCAAAAAACACATTACTTTATTCATATTAATTACACTCCTGCATACAATACTGGTATTCCATCATCCGTCCTTACTCCCATCAGAAGCGGTAAAGCTGTCTTAAGAAGCAAGTCGTTCGTTTTCTGCACATCTCCGGCGGCGGCATATACTGCACTCCATTCCTTTGCACTTGCCCCAATTTGCTGTGGCGTTGCGTAAGAGGTAGATTCACTGCCAGATGATACAGATGTTACAATGCCTGTCGTGCTACCACCGGACCCGATTGCGGTTGACGTACCGCTCACAGCGGCATTGGTAGCATTCTTTTCGGCAAGTTCAATCTGATACATTAATTCAGCCAATGAACAGACCGCCTTTTTGATACGCTTCTGTGAGCGTTCGTTTTTCGGCAGTCCGTCCACCAACCTGTCAAACGTCATTGTGTCCACAAAATCACTGGCTCTTTCTGCAAGCCGTGGAAAGTCAACTTCTGGCACAACATTGCCGAATGATTCTGTATAGAATTTATAATCTGCATAAGCCATGCCAGTTACCTCCTGCGTTTATGATTTTGATGTTACGCTTGCACTTCCGGCGTTCAGTGCCTTGTATGTTCCGTCACACTCAACCACTGTAATCTTCTGTCCAGTTGTTGCCTTAATGTCAGCTTTTCCGTCCCAAGAAGTCCAGTTTCTGAGGTTCTGACCATATCCAACAGTTACTGCGTCTGCTGCAACTTTGTATTTATACACATTTCCAGCATTTTCCTTAGCTGGATTTACAGTGATCTTTGTATCACCGCTTTCTGTTCCAGCCACGGAATTTACTGTCAGAGTACCAAGCGTTGGTGTTTCGTCAATGGTAATTACTGCAATTGCATCAATGTATTCCGCAAAAAGAGTAAGTCCCATAACCGCAAACGCTTCGGATACTGCGGTGTGGTAGTTGCCCTGAGTGTGGAATCCGATCAGATTTGTCTCACCAGATACGGTGTATACAAGACCTGCTCTTGCAAAGTCAGATTCGTTCGGGTCAACATAGTAAAGAACGATGTTCTCAACAGGGGTAGCGATAACCTGCCCTCGCGGGATTTCGCTGTCAGACAGTAAGAAGATTGTATTAAATCCCATAAAGTCCTTCATGTACTGGAAGCCGAACTGGTTCTGAATAGTGATCTCAGCTGCTCCGAGATATTCATATACATCCAGAATGTTGGCAAATCCAACAACGCCAGTCACGTTTCTGTGCATCTGCTTAAATTTGTTCTCAACACGGCCTTTAGCCATTGCCAGAGCCATCTGGAATGTTGTTTCTGTGGAAGTAAGCGTACCGGTTTTCAGATAGTCGTAAAATCTGCCGGTAACATCAGTCTGAAGCTGGAAAAGGAATTCATCATCAGTCATCTGAACGGCGTTCTCATAACCATGGTCCTTAATTGCTTCGATAGATACAGCCTTTGCGTACTTCTCGATAGTCATTTCTGCATAGGTCTTTTCTTTTACAGTAAACTTGCTGTAAGGGATTTCCTCACCCTCACCAACATTCCCACTCTGTAAAGTACCCTCTGCGTACTTAGATTTCAGTACAGCACCCGGCTGTTTTTTGATAGGTCTCATAATGCCCAGAATGTCACGTAAGTGCTGCCAGTTTCTTTCGAATCTGGTAACGAAGTCAATCTCACGTGCTGTGACCTGGATATCATTTGTCATAATAAGATTAGCTTTTGCTGCCATATAAAAAATCCTTTCTACCCATAATTGTTAAGGTATTGGGTTAGCGGCTATACTCTGGCGTATAGTCGGTGTAAAAATCACTGGAATAGCTGGATGTTCTGAGCAATTGCAGCCTGTCTCTCGGACGGGTCTTTGATTGCTTCGATATCTTTCTTTGTCATGTTTCCCGGTGTCTGCTGCTGTCCAACATGAGTGGTAAATCTTGCTTGATTCTGCTGAGCCTGCTGCTGAGATTCATCCACAAAAGCGGATGCGTCAGACTGTTTCATCTGTTCGATCAGGTCGTTTAATCCAAGGATTTTGCCATCTTTCAGCTTCAATCCGGCTTCTTTAATGTCTGCCATAACAGACTTCTTTGCAGCTTCACTGGAAAACTTAACATTGTCGAGTGCCGCTTTGAGTGCATCTGAGAAATCACGGTCATAGATTTTCGCGTTGAATTCTTTCTCTGCATTTGCCGCTTTCTGTTTCCAAGTCTCTAACTCACTTTTAATATTTGCCGGGTCGATACCGTCAAAACTTTTTAAAGTTTCTTCTGCTGTCTCAGCACGTTCTTTCCAGTCGTCGCGCTCCCCCTCGACTTTCGACAGGGTTTTTGCTACTTCTTTGGCATTCTTATAATGCTCAGAAAGTGCTTTCTTCACATCTGCCTGCTTATCCTCCGGGATTTCAATTCCAAATGATTTAAGTGTGTCAATAAGTTTCTGCATAACATCCTCCTGGTCGTGTTTATTGACCTGCCGCCGCAGGTAAGTGGATTAAGCCAGTTAGACCACTGGCAAGGTAAGTGGAGCTTCCAGAGTCGAACTGGAAAACTTGTATCTATAGATATTCGTTCTATAGCCGATAGGTTCCACATAACCCGGATTCCCGGGTTAGCAAGGTGTTTAACGTGTCATGCCTGCCACGAGTTGTTTCGGATATTTATTTCTTTTTTTAAAAGAAAAGTATAACAAAAACCTTAATCAAGGAGGTAAGCCATCTTGCGTGCCAGATGACAAATACGCACGGCAGGACTCGAACCTGCTTAACTTTTCATTAAGCGCGCGCACCAGCTTCAAAAATTAAAGAAATGAGGATTAAAACGAAAATGTCAAAACAACCGTTTTACTTGTGCTTCCTGCTGCACAATTACATTATAACAGATTTCTTTTAACTACCTCTCTACCACTTTTGCATTTTTAGAGCATATCACGGAGTTTTTCCACGTATCTCTTGACAAGATCACGTTCTTCCCGGCATTCTGCATCCTTTGACATATCGCTCATTTCTGTTGTGAGTTCGTCAAGATGTTCTTCCAGAGCGGCAAGCATCTTTCTTTTGCAGTCTTCAGACTTGCCGGAGCGATAGCTCTGTTTCTGTGTCATATAGTCGTCATAAGCATCTCGTCCGTCAGAACGGCTGTAATGCCCTCTAACATAATGCTCGCCGCGTCTAGCATAAGAACTACCTCTGTCGTAATCCGGCATCATTCTGCCGTCATTTGAGCTGTATCTCCCCATACTGTCGCGCTTTCTTCCGCGCTCGCTGTAATCGTCATTGTATCCACCGCGCATCTCATCAAGGACAGTGTTGTAATACTCCACTTTCTTATCCCAGTACTGTGTGTTCTTGATATCTTTGTACATATCAATCAGTTTGTATGTCATCTCCAGATTTCCGGTGGTCAGTCCATTATCAGCAATTTTGGAAAGCTCATCTTCGATTCTTGTACATAAGTCTTTAATGTCTCTCATAATCACACCTCCTACGCTTCTCTGGTTACGACAATATTTGCGTTCGCAACAGAAATTGCCTGATCGCTTGTGTTCTCTACCGCGATATTAACGCAACATCCGCGAGGTACATCAATATAGATACCAGAGGACACATTATTGTACTGGCCTACTGCTGCCGGTGTGGAGATCATCTGCGAAGATAATACCGGCTCACCAGAGATTGCAATAGCCAGAGAAATAGCTTCAACAGTACCGCCTGTTGGAATTGCGATATTGCCAGAAAAATCCACAAAGAATCTCGCTTTGCACTGGTTAGTAAGTCCTCTCAGCGTAATAATTCCACTTCCCTCTCTGTGCTGAATGCAGTTAGAACCTTTAACTGCTGTGTTTGAAAACACTACGTTTCCATTTGCTGCTACAGTCTGAGCAGCTATACTTGTAAATTCTGCCATAATTTTTACCCCTTTCATATCACAAAAGGGCAGGTTTTAGCCTGCCCTCTGTGTAAAACGGCATAAGCCGACATCCGAAATCAATCGAAAGATACTCTCGATATGAAGTTATCAGCAATTACATCCGGTGTTGCATCCGCATCCGTAATATGTATTCGGGTTAGGAACCTGATATGCCGGAATCGGTGCCGGATTGATTGCATTGATAAGCTGCTGTGTCTGTGAAGCCATTGCGGTTGTAAGCAGTGCACTCTGGCGATCCTGAGAAGCGGCACGTCTGAGGTCATTGTTTTCAGCCTGAAGAGAAGAAATCTTTTCATTGCAAAGATAATCAAGAATTGCTCTTGTTCCAGCGTTCTGGCTGTCAATAATGTCTCTTGTGTTGCTATTCATCGTATTCTGCAATGCACAGGTGTTCTGTGCCATATTGTAGTTTACGCCCTGGATAGCTTCCCTGGTTTCACAACAGCAGTTCGCAAGCTGTGTCTGTAAAGCGTTGGCGTTCTGCATATTCGCTACAGTATCAGCATTGATTGCCTGCTGGATTCCAAAGCCGGTCTGCATGATGTTTGTGTTGATTCCATTGAATCCGGTAAGCATACCATTATTCATGGCATAAAAGCCATCGCACAGGCCGCTGTTGATTCCGTCAAGCTTGCTGATTACTGCGGAGTTATCGAATCCTCTCTGGATATCTGCCTGAGTAGCTGCTGTGGCTGCATATCCACCACCGTTGCCATTATTGCCCCAGCCGTTGTTTCCCCATCCGAAGAAAGCAAAAATGAATAAAACAATAATCCACCAGCTACCATCTCCACCAAACATGCCGTCATTATTTCTACCGTTTCCAGTAGCAGCGGCAATATCTGATAAGCTGTAATTTCCGTCCATAGTTATAGTCTCCTTTATTGTGTATTTACATCAATCTGGCCAGATTGTAATGTACTATTTCATTCCTTTCAGCATGTGTTGAAACTGTCCCGCCATCTGCTGAACTTGATTAAGCTGTTGCTGAGAAATCTTCCCAGACTGTAACATCTTCTGGACTTCTTCCTTCGGGTCTCCCTTGAAATTCTGCTTAAACTGCATAAACTGCTGTATCATCTGCATTGGCCCGTTTCCCTGCAGCATCCCACCACCGAGGGTGTTAAATAATGGATTACTCATCTGCGTTTCCTCCCTTGACTGCTGATTCCTGCACGGTATTAGCTCTAACAGGTTCAGAAAAAGAATTTAATCGGTTTATGATAGCTTCGTATTTGCCCTTTAAATCGTCATATTCCTGTCTGGTGACATATTTACTGTCCATGTTCTGAACAGGCTGTTTAGGTGGCATCTGAGTGCCTACCTCGTGATATTCAAACGTCCGTAATGGCTGTGGCATACCGGAAACGTCTGTGGATTTTATGTAGAACTTTTCACTTTCACTATCCATCAGTAAAACACTTGTCCCGGGTGCTACCAGATAGGATTTTGCGCCAACTTCGCCAGATACCCACAGGATGCCATTGTTATTCTGCTGGGGCTGTTGTACTGGTTGAGCTGGCATCTGGACAGGCTGTTGCTGAAATTGATTCATCTGCCCCGGAACACCAAAACTATATTGATAAGGATTGTTATATAATGCCATCTTATGCACCACCTTTCTGATTATATTTTTGCATAAAAAAAGAACCGGAAACAGGTCGTTTCTGGCTCTAATTAGTGTCTAAAAAGTATCAACATACTTTAATTATTTTATTATTCACCCTCCGGCTTAATCGTTTCGCTGTGGATATGCTCACATTCATCTGTTCAGCACAGTATTCGAGCGTATATTCCTTACATCTCAGCCGGAACAGTCTTTCTTCGTCCGGTGTAAAATTACACTCTGCCAAGAACCTGTCTATATCTTTCTTTGTGAACACATATAATTTCATGAGCATACCCCTTACTAATGCTAACGCTGATTCTGTGCAAGATAATTTGTAAGCTTCTGTTTTGTTTTTTTTAATTCTTCTACATTATTCCCACTGATCTGACTGTCCAACATGGTTGATAACACTTCCAGAATTAATGAATCTCGTTCTGCGATCCTCTGAAGACTCTCGTAATCTCGCTTGTCATGTTCTTCCAGTGTCTCTACTCGCTTATTAAGTCGAAATGCCGGAGTAATCCATTTAAAGATTACGGCTGCCGCACCTCCGACAATAGACACCCCTCCGCAGATAGAGAGGAAAATCTGTACAAATTCTGATATGCTCATTTAGTTACTCCTTCTCCCAGTAATATACCGGGATCTCATTACCGCTATCCCACGTATCGAAATATTTGCCCTCTTGCACCGTCACCACATGACCATCTATGCAGAGGATATATGTGCCTGTTGGATGGTCTGCGCAGAAGTCATTGACTGTATAGATGTATCGTTCTGACTGTTCTATCAGTTTGCGTCTGTACCCACGTTTATAGAGGTACGCACCCCAGACATAATTTGCACTTGGCATATCTGACAGAGCACATGCCTGTATCATTAATCCGGCAAATACCGTTTCCCAGTCAAAACCGGTTGCTTTGCATATTGCCCGGACAGCACAATCTCCGACTCGATTACCGGCAGGATTCGGATTGTAATACTCCCATCTATCCATCAGTCAATCCCCTTTGCTGTTTTATATCTCTTCGCCGCTCCTCTGGCTTTAGCAGCGTTCTGGCGGTTCCACTTCGCTATCATAAGCCGGTCTTGCAGTTCCCTCAGGTTGTTCTGCTTGCAGTAATCTTTGTATGCAGCATTTTGCTTTTGCAAAAGGTAAGACTTCCGGTTAAGGTCTTGCTGTAATGCGAATTTTGCCTTTTCATTCGGTGCATTGTCAACTCCTGCTTGCAGTCCAAGGACTTCGCGTTTCGTTTTGCGGATTCTTCGCTCATAAGTACGTTGCCGTTGTTCCTTTTCGTACTGCTTACCCTTATCAGCTTTATCCTGCGCTGATAGTTCTGCATAAGGATTCAGCATTCCTTCCACCCAAACTGAAAAATGATGCCTGCAATTTACTCCGCATATTCCATCAGCTTCGCCATAATGACAATTTTCAATAAAATCTGGATATTGGCTTGATTTTTGCCCCAGCATTCTACGGTATTCTGGTGTATCTCGTTCCCGAAAAAACTCCGGCTTAATTTCTTTTAATTTTTCCCAGTCTATGGAAAATACCTGCCCTTGCCATACTTCATGGCTTGGGCGGCTTCCTATATGTGCCGATGTCAGTACTAAACCATATCCCATTTCTTTCATTCTTGCCAACTGAATATCAGCACACGCCTGTGCCACGCCAGTTCTGACAGAACGTGCAACTGCTGTTTCAATCGTGTCTTTTCTACCAGATGGATATGTGACGGTAACGCCATCACTCACAACGTTGTTAACTGCTTCTTTGATGGCTTGCGTATACCCAACCGCCCCAGTCATCACATGATTATATGCAAGGTCGCATTGCTCGATATAGAGCCTCTGAGCGGCACTTGCAGTTGTTCTTGTGAAGTTCTTCCACTCGCCCATAGTCGCAAGCATATTCCGCTCCATGAGTCTTATCATAGCCGGTGATTGTTCGAGTGGTACAGGGTTTAATCCTGCCGCCTTGTATACCTTATCATCATAGTTCATTGCAGTGATTCCGGCATCTTCAAATGCTTCAAGAAGCTCCTGCTGTTCGCGCTTGGCATATTTGGATAGTTCTGTCAGAATGTCCTCTAACAGTTCACCGGATTCCTGTAGCGTTCTAATTCTCCACGCATCGGCATTGGTCAGAATATAATCCTCACCTCTACCGATTCTTGCCATCATCCGCGACACAATCTCAGAGATGATATACTGATGCAGTTCTTCTGCTATCTGTTCACTGCCTTCTGTTATCCGGCGTAAATATTCTGGACTAAGTATAGCTTATCACCTCTTTCGTCAAAAGTCGTGGTACATGTTTTGATTTTTTACTGGTTAACTAAAGCCCTTTTAGTTAATTAGTTGATGGTATTCTTCCTCCGTAAGTTTCCCCCGTTCCTTCGCCTGTTCCACCATTTTCCTCCACGTTTCCGGTGGATAAAACTTCTGAAGCTGTAGTAATATTTTGTACATCTGCATCCTCCTCTGGAATATATACATCAGCCATAGCGGCTACATACTGGGTTAAAAGTGCTTGCTTCTGGATTTCTTCATTATTTTTAGCAATAGCATATAAGTATTGTTCTTCCCTTGTTACGGGTTTCGGTAAGTATGCCATATTATCATCTCCTTTATTTCATTTTTTCGTATCTTACGCTCATATAGGCTCCGGCATCATTGTCTATGATGGTGGTGCCTTTGTAGGTATGGAGCTGCTTATAGGCGGCAAGTTGGTCGGAGGTGAGGGGTATTTCAACAGGAGTGGCCAATGCATAATATAGCGTCATTGGGTTATCCCCAAAATACTCTTGCGCTCGTTCTATTGTCTGAATTGTTTCTGCGTAGAAAGATATGTGTCCTGTAATCTCAATAGATATTCCCTCTTTACATGTATAAGTTTTATTTGCCGATTTGGCAAAAAGAAAATCTGCCATAACAGCTCCAATCGTATTTGCCGTTTTTACCGGAAGTACAGTATTTGCTGATATATCCTTTATGAGTATACGTTTTTTGTTTGAAATTACTGTACTCATTAATTCATACTCTCCAGTTGAGGTCAAAAGTTTCTTGGCAATTCTCTGCACATACACCCCTTTTGTAAAATTAATCTCATCACATATCCACTGCTGACCGTCTGCATCTGTGTAGTTGCCGTCGGAAGCTACCCGGATTCCAGGCAATCCGTTGGGAGTTGCAATGTCCATGGATTGTGGTTCGTGGTATGGTTCGTAGACTGTTGATATTGTACCAATTTCAACCAATATTTTAAAACGTTGTAAAAAAGTCTTCATAAAATCTTTCGGAAAAATGCTTAAATATCCAAATTTACTATTAAATTCTCTTTTTTCTATTCTTCCATTATTTACCATCCACTTATAACCATTAGTTGCGTTCACGCCTTCCTTCGTGAAACCAAAAAAAAATTCGGATATATCAACGGTCACATCATTATCAAATAATGTTACTGTTGCACTCTCATAATCTTTTTTTGGTATTTTCCACCCTTGATATAGATCACTCACATCAGGAACTTTCGTAAAATCCATCAGATTCTTCCCCCGCACCTCTATGCCAATCTTCCCATAACTGCCGGCACTCTCAATCTCCTGTGGATAATCGGGTGATGGGCTCGGAAGGCCGCTTGTGTAAGGCTCCCAGGGAAAAGGGGCGGACCCGGCGTTTAGCATAATATTTAACGTACCTGTAAAATCGCAATACGTGTTTTGCCCAAAACATGTAATTTTTGTAATCATCCCTGTTGCTACGGTATGATTGTTTGCGAGGCAATATTTATGGACACCATCAACAATAATTTCAAGTGCCGCTGCTTCTGGTTTTTTCACATCCCCCTCTAACGCACATGATACTGTATATGTTCCTGATAATTCTCCCTCAAACAAAACGATAGATCCCACCCCTCCGTTCGGGGGGTGTACAACTATATTCTTCTCTAGTAGCTGCGCCCCGGTGGTAGTCACCTGCTTACTCTTCCCATATATCCTCAGCCCCTTCAGCGGCTCGCCGATAGCATTCTCGAGTGTCAGTGGTGGTTTGCCCGTAACATCCACATCCTCAAATCCGCTTTTCTCAGCCCACGCCGCAAGATAATACTCTTTTCTGGTTATTGGATGATCTGGAAGAGTAACGCCCATGTTTCCGGCAATATAAGCAAGGTATTTATCAGTTCTCGTAACTGGCTCTGGTATATAACTCATAACTTACTCCTCTCCGAATAATGTTGGCTCATCTGGCTGAGCTTCTTTGACCATTGCTCTTGCTTTTTCCTCAGTCATTCCTTCGAACTTTACAAAATACAACCATGCCGGAACCTTGCCAGTAGTCACGTACTGCCACCATCTTGCACGGTCGTTTTCACGTACATACAGAATATCTCCGAAATCATAATTAACCTCGTATGCTCCAACAGGTGCAAGTCCGTACAGGTCAGCGTAAACGTTCAATGCGTAAATTACTTCATCCAGACAGGATTCCAGCTTGTCACGAACGTCTTTAACAAACTGGACTGTCCTCTGCTGTTCTGCTTCTACTCCTGTAGCCGTCTGAATACCGCTAGCTTCGTTAAAAACAAAGTACCCGTTAGAGAATCCAATCTTATACCCCAACTGGCTTAAAAGGGCATTTATGCCGCTTATACGGGTATCTGTGTTAAGAACTGGATTGATTTCTTGGTAGAACTCCTTCACGTCCTGTCCAAATACGTTCTTGACAAAGTGTGGTAAGTTCATTTCTTTTCGTCTGTTCTCCATACCCTGTGGCGACATAGCTGACACAGGTGTACCGCTTGGCATCAGCAGTCTATCATCTGCTAGAACAATCTTCTGCGAATCAAAAATTTCTCCGGCGTTACGGCTGTATGCAATATCGAGGTCTTTTAGTTCTTCGATGGCTTCTGCAAATATTGGAAGTCCAAGTGGTGTACTAATATCCACATTATTCGCTTGCGGTGTCCGCAATACTCCATACAGAGGTCCGTCCAGCTTCTCTCCATTTGCCTTGAGTATCGGTGGTGTATCTGCCATGAGGTCAGCCCATTTGGTCTGTTTAAGGTCAATCTTATCGCCGATGCTCTGAGGGGATTTTGACACATAGGCTCTATTTGAAACGTAGTATGGATAGGTTGTCACGCCATCTATTGTAGTCTCAACAAATCTATGATATTCAAGCCTTGTATAGTATTTCCGTCCAACAGCGTAAGAATCCTTGAATATAATCCCTTTGATTTCTTGGTTGTCATAATCCACAATTATCACATCTGCCGGAGTGAATACGTCAAGGCTCTCGCCATTTGGCTTGATAAATACCGTTCCGTAAGCGCATCCATATTCTACCCAGTGCCGAATCTGGAAATATACCTTGTCAATCTGCTCCTGAAGCCATGTAGCTCTTGCAGAACCGTCTATCTGAATCCCGATCGCCAGTGTTGCGAGCCGGGCTGTTTCTGAGCAGACGGATTTCGCGAAATTAATTGTCTTGATGCCATTTTTATCATCTAACCATTCCGGCACACCTCTGTATATGTTCGCACACCGGTTAATCAGCGATTCCATCTCTGGAAATTCTGCTGCCTGGATATTAAAATCCTCTTCGGCTTGTTTTTTGAATATCATGTTAAACCACCTTTTTAGTGTTGTCATAAGTCCCATTTAATCACCTGAATTAGTTGATTTCAGCACATTTCTGATAAACTCTATGTCTTTATTGAAATTCTTTATATCTTCGTTCTGTATCTTTACTGGTTTATCATTCCACAATTCTCTTCCAGCTCTTTGTCCTTGGAAGAACTGGAATTTGTCCAGAATTTCCAAACATTTAAATATGTTTTCTTTGCTATTCATTATGCGCTGTTCCCCCTTCTAGTCCACATTGATTCTGTGGCATATCTGGTTGCGTCAATCAAATGATTATCCTTATCCGGATAACCGCTGATGATATTTCCGTCTTTGTCTCGCTCGTACTCATACTTTTTAAACTCTTTCATTGCATTCGGAGTTCTGACAGGGTCAAACACGAGTTTTCTTCTTTGCAGCCACTTCATGGAGTATTCAATACTTCCTGGTCCTTTGATCGCTGGTCTAGCAGGCAATCCGAAATCTCTGTAATCATTTACGGACTTAGGCTCTGCGCTATCACTCGTGATCGTGTAATCATCGTAGCCACGTCGTTTAATTTCTTTTGCAGTCCATTCATTTGATTTCTTGTTTTCATATATTTCGTCGATGAAGCATATTGTTTCTCTGGTAGAATCGTAATATAGTCGGATAAATCCATACGGGTCCGGGAACCATCCCCAGTCGTTTCCCTGATAGATTCTATCAAAATGGCTGATTTCTTCGTCTGTGATAGTTCTTTCTTCGATGTATTCAAAGATATTTCCACCATTTCCGTTTGCCTTTCCTAGATACTCATTTTCGTAAGCATCTGGATTTACTTCTTTCAGATGTTCGGCATCCGCAAGGAATATATCTCCAAGCCATTCCTGCTCAATGTCAAGATCAAGATAGGTACTATGCACAACCAGCGCACTATCATCTTTTTCTTCTGCTTCTGCCGTGTACTCATTCGCCCAGTTATTCTTACTTCTAGGCGGGTTGAATGACTTGAATTTATATGCTTCATTTCCACCTCGGATAGCAGACTGCTGAATATTACGGATTTCTTCCGGTCCGGCGAACTGGTCAAGTTCCTCGAACCAGACTATTCCGATATATCCAAACTCTGGCTTGATAGACTTAATCTTTAATGGATCGTCAGCACCACGAAAGTAAATCTTCTGTCCAGTGGGTTTATACGTAATCTCCATAGGAGATACCTTGCATGTAAATTCTTCATTTAGATTTAATTTATCAATACCCCATTTCATCTGAGCATAAACTGAATCTTTGATGGTGTTTCCGACTTTTCGCAGAATCAGAGCGTGCATGTTCGGATTGTTCTTCAGCAGCTCCGGTATAATCAGAGATATAGTTGAGGACTTCATGGAACCACGTCCGCCGGGGAGAATGTATTCGCTATGTTTCTTTTTCCGGATATCTCTAATCATTTTATGAAATACGTCCGGGACAATATTCAGGTCAATGTGGTATTCGCCTTGCAATCTGGCTTTTTCTTCTGCTTTCTGCTGTTCTTCTCTGGCTTCTTTTATTGCAAGCGTTTTTTCCAGATCATTCATAGATTTCAACTGATCTGAGAAGTCCGGAGCAAATCCAAATGAATCAGTTAGCTCACCTCTTGCAATCATGGAACGGCGTTGCTGAATTTCTGCCAGAGACATGATGTCAGTGCCTTTTTGCTTTTCGATGAGAGACTGCTTTTCGGCTATATACTGAGAAATATTATGTTTTTTTAGGTTCTCATGCCCTTGTATTCCTGCTTGCTTATAGCCTGCTTTCTTTGCGGCATCAGATGCATTCCCGCCATTCTTTATGTATTCATCTGCAAACGCTTTCTGTTTAGGCGTTAAGTCCATCTAATCACCTCTGTCTATCCTCATTTTCTAACCGCCTCCCATATTTCTTTTAGGCACATGACCACATCATACTGGGATGCAGTTCGTAATATTTCATAATCGCAATCTTTCCATTCGCCACGCTTTGTTGGTCTGAATACTGGTGTTGATATAATTGTTACTGTTATCAACCGTTCCTGCTCATGGCTGTAGAATTGTGATGTTCCGATTTTTATGATTAATCCGGTGGATAATATAGCTTTTTGAAGTTTTCTTGTAACTGCTTTTAAGTTCGCCATATTATCACCTCAATTCAAAAAAAATCCCCAGTATAGCAGTTATATACAAATATAATACCACACTGGGGAGATTTAGCTCTCTACCACTTTTATAAAATTTTAAGTTTTTTAAAGCCTGCCAATCAGCTTGGCCAGATGATAATATTCCGCCATTACTTTGCGCTTATATCCGTAGAAGTCGTTCTCCGTTGCGGGAACCGTCCTGATTTTCTCCATTGTCCGATAGCCGATACTGTTTACTATACTGTCATATATTTGTGATTCGATGCCGGGCGCATATTTGATAGATACCTGTAACAGATTGTATTTGTCGCTCTCGTTAAGATTCCGCAAGTGGCTTTGTAATGTCGGTATGTCGTCCGGCGGTACTCCGTAGTCAATCAGTGTTGCCTTTCTTAACTTCATTTATTTCACCTTCTCCATTCAAGTTCCAGCCACATGGTACGCCTTGAAAACATTCTGGACAGTGTTCGTAGAATCCGCAGCCTTTGCAATTCACTGGCTGTCCAGTACAATATTGCTGCAATACGTGGTATGCTGATATAGCAAGGTTTGGCGTTATATCTGGTGTAGGTTTATTATTCATCTCTTTATCTCCCCCAACTTCTTCTTAGCTTCTTCACGGGTGAGGAATACGGTTTTACCAATTTCATCCATTGGAAACGCTCCTGTTATTGAACCGCTATAATTTTCATAGTAAAATATAATTTGGTCTTCTATATCTGGCTCAACATAACTATCGCAATATCCATATGAAAATGCTTTTATTTCATACAATTTTGGATATCCAAAATTGTTATCCCATACCGCATCTCCAACCTTACAGGGCAATCTCACGAGCAAGCCCTGTTCTTCTGCTTCTTTATAAGATTTTAGTTCTTCTAACAGCTCTGCAACATCTTTCAACCAATACAATTCTCCATTTTCAAAACAACATCCATAAGTATTTTGATAATACGGACAACCAACCACTTCCTTGTCGCTGATAGGATCTCTTAAATCCTCGCCGGCTCTGCAGACAATACATTTATGCTCACCATCATTCCTATGCATAAAATTTTCGTGGTCTGCATAGCAATCACCTACAGTATCCTGGCTGGCAACGCATTTAAGTGCCTTTATCATATCGTCAAGTGTTAATCTCTCCATCTACTTCACCTCTTATCGCTTACTTTTTATCGCTCGTTTTCATCGCTTGTTTCTGTAATTTCTCTTAAGCAGGCATTCCAACCAACCGCAATAATATCTTTTTGTGATTCTACATTGTCAATTGGAACGATATACTCTTTTTTTCTGGTAATGGCTTCAATGGACACCAATCAGGCTTACCTTGACAATATCCATTGTCACAATCAATTTTCTTCATGAGGCTTGTGTCTTTATCGTCATCTGAGATTGAACAACATGCTTCAACACCTTCATCTAATTCATAACAGAATTGGCAATCACAGCAATTCTCTGGTGTGTCTATCACTAACACTGATTTACTCACCGACTTCACTTCCTCTCAACATCAGACTCAAAGTATTGTACCCCGGGCAAGTCCTGACCCCATTTCCGGCATCTCTTAACAGCACACAGTACGGATATAATGCCATGACCTCGTAGACGCGTTCTGTGACGTCCTCACCACGCTGGTCGATATATTTGAAACACTTTCCCGGCCTAAGAAAATATCTTGCACATACATACGCTTTTGTTCCAAAATTTTTAACTTTGCTCATTCCGGCGTACCTCCTGTAATAATTCTGGATTGTCAAAGGCATTAACTAGTACCTCTACCGTGGTTTCTCCGTTACTATTCGGTTTCAACTCCCAGAACTCATGATTCTGCCAAGCTGGAGACATAATCCACAGTCCATCTACACGCTGTTTAACTGTACCTATTGCTCTTGAGCCTTGGCTCCATGCCTCAACAATATCATTCTTCCAGATTCTCACCCCGTTCTTATCGGTCATCCCGGTGAACTGGCAGATGGTATTGGGGTCTACTTCTATCCACATAACCTTTGGCAACCACTCATAAAGCAGGCGAGTAGCGCAAATAAAAGCTTTATTTTTCACATTATCGTAAACGTAATATCCCTCAACCCATTCACCATTATCAATCCGCTTCGCCTTGAAAAGAATTTCTCTCATTCAACTCCACCGCCTTTCACAATTTCATCAATTGTTGTATCTCCTTCTATGCAATATTTTTCAAATAAATAATTCTCTAATTGCTCAATAACCTTCTCCACATCAAAAACTGTCAGCTGTCTATTAATACAATTAATAAATTCTTTTTGGTCAGAATTAATACTCATACCAATATCCCATATTTTAATATATTCAATTAAGTCGTCCGCATCTATTAATCTACTCATTCAGTTCCACCGCCTTCTAAGATTTTAATAGCATAATCTATAGCTCTGTTCCATTCCAAGTCCTCGTCATTGGAAACAACACGAAATCTGTTCATAAGCGATTCCGTAATTTTTTCCGCATCAAAAGCTGTCGGCTGCTCGTCAATCACTTCCATGAGCGTTTTCTTTCCTCGCAAGTACTCTTTTATTATTGCCTCTTTTAACTTATCTGCATCAATTAACCGCATTTTTCATTTCTCCTTTTCAATCGTTAATGAAATTATCAAGAACCAACACGCATGCTATGATATTAATCACCAGAATATCCCATTTTTGATTGATTATATTCACAACAATACATGCAAAATTCACAACGCCTAAAGTTAACGAAAGATATTTTTTCATTGTTTTTCATCCTCCCACACTCCCAACAACCGCATCCTCTCATACAGTACAGCGACGGTCTTGCGTCTGTATCCGTAAAAGTCTTTCGGATTCATCGGGATATATCTTTCTTTGCTGATCTTTCTGTAACTTTTCCGGTGTAGGATATTCTCGATAACCATATCCGCTATCACCGTGTTTTTCGGGCAAGCTGACAAGGCGGCACCGGAAAGCAGGTATCCGTACTTTGCCGGGAAGTCTTTCAACATCGTATTCAGTTTTTCTATGTCCTCTGCCGGAATACCGTAATCTTTCAGCTTTTTATTCCTTGTCAGCATACCGTTGCTCCTTTCTAATCGTCTGGATGGTGCTTATCGTACATGATCGCTATGCATACAAGACCAGTCGCTCCAAATATGGTTCCAAGGGCAAGCCCTAACAAGAATGTAATCATATTTCTTCCTCCTTCACATAATCTTCGCACTCCTCTGCATATTCATAACTGTCCATATCGTCACATCTGCACTGGCAAGAATCCTGTTTCGTACAGCAGATGCAGCACTCTGTTTCACCATCCGGGCATTCTAATTTACATCTTCCCATTAATCCAATCTCCCTCTTTTTCGAAAATTGACATTTCTATTGAATATTCCATCCATATCTCAGAATCAATATAAATAACAATCAGATCTTCTTCGAGTGCAGTAATCTGTGTGACTGTATTTTCTTTTATCTTTTCAAAAGTGTCTTTTGTATAGTATCCACAATTTCTGTTTGTAGAAAATATAAGTTCACAGTCGTGCTCGCCTCTGACTTCTACCATTGTTTTCTTATCTATAACGTCCAATAACTGCTTTACTGTCATGTTCAGTCCTCCTTATACGGTTCTGGCAAGTACATCCATGCAATAACTTTACCGCCTATACATTCTCCATTCCATTCACCATAGTCACCAATGAACGCTGTCCTTAACCACGTTCCGTACATTCCCAAAAATCCATTGTATTTAACAGTTGTAATTACATCTTTATGTTTCTCAGGCAATCTCTCACTGACCGGAATCCAATTGGTAGCTCTTAAACGTTCAATAACTTTCTTCCGCTCTTCTTCTGCCTTGCAATGTATTGTAATGTCATAGGTATCATCGTATGTACTAAATGTGCCGTCTTCGTTCTGAACAAATTCCATTGTATCGCTCATGCTTCCACCTCCGAATCTTCTGGCATCTGAAAGATAGCAAATCCATCTGTTTTTTCTTTAAATTCGTGAAGATAACTTACACCTGTCTCTTATACACATCTCCGAGCCC